CCCCACAAAATCCAGACAGATTTAATTAGGGCCCTTGCTTTGGTTTATGCGCTCCAATCATGAACTGCAAGAAAACTCAGAATCTCAGGCGCCGGCCAGCGCCCAAAACGCCAAAGGGGCAAAACCCACCCCAAGGCGTGAATCTCGAGGAGGGAGTGGTGGTGGTAGAAGCAATCCACCACCCACTTCAGCAGGTGTTAGCGGAGGAAATACTGGACAGAAACGTGGAAATAAGAACTCCACCAATTGTCCGATTTGCCGAAACATCGTTGGAATCAATTGGATTTCCGCTACCATGGGCAGACCAACTCAACCGCACATGGTATGGCACTTGGCTGAAGGAAAACGTTGTGATGGATCTGGTCAAGTTCCATCCTTTCGTGGTAAACGTGGTAGCAAAGCTGCTAGAAGAACTAATGCAGCTACTATGGGTGAACGATGTTCATCATCTAGTGCAACTGCTTCAGGAGTGGGATCTAAGGTACAATCTGGAGAGGCATTATCAAACAACACTCCAGACCTTAGCACCTATGCAAAAGCAATTGCATATGTTAACTCAATCGAGACCAGAAGTGAAAGGCTTAAACAATCAGCCGCTTTCGATCTTGATGATGATGAACTACCTGGGTCGGGGGATGCAGACTCTGTCTCAACTAGAGAACATCCTGGACCAAGTCAGAGTTTGCCGAAGAGACCAACTGAAAGAAAATCTTCAGTTAGCTCGGACTCTGATACCACTGACCAAAGTTCCACAACGGCTCCGGACCAAGATCAAGCAACAGATGACAGCAGTGGAATACCAACTGGAGAAACTGTTGATGGAGATCCCGGGCTGTCCGAACTATCACAACGTGTGGAGAGAGAACTCCTCGACTTCTTGACGATGCAAGCGCATCACAAGTTGAGGACCTGGGAATTGGAGAGATCGTTGATTTTTCAGGCGAAGGTGTGGCTCGTAAAAACGCATAAAATAGAAAATGCCACACTTCAAAGACAGTATATAATACCTGCTGTCGCTAAGGTCATGGTGGAGACCGAGTCTGAAAAATATGTTAACAACTATTTAGCCGACCACCAAGGCGATTATGATCATGCTAACGTGGTTGCCAGGGGCCACGTTGATCGCCGATGGCGCCTCCGCGATGTAGCTGGGATTGCTGCAGCGGGTGGGCTCGCGGCTGGTTATTGGATGTTTTGGGGTAACGGAGGGGATAAGGTTGCAGTCAAGTTAGCTCTTGGTGCGGCCTCATTCGCAATTAAACATCCAGTTGCCACGCTTAGTGCCTACGCCGCAACTATGGCCGGAATAAATTACACCATCTGGCATAGGCGGGGGTTTGAGGTAGCGAAGAAACCGTAGGACAGACCGGTCAGGGTGCCAGCCGTCTGCGCTTGGCCTAAGCAATTAGAGCAAATAGCAGCAAGACATGGCGGTATCACGTTGCCACCCGACTGGTCTCATGAATCTCGTAAGCATCTCGTCAGGAATGTACCACCTGTGGATGGGCTATATCCTATATATACTCACGAATCATGTGTGTGTAATGAGACTATAGCCATAACCAACAGAGTGTTAGGCGTTGTGCCTGACCCAACAAAAGAAGGTGTCAACAACCTTCGAAGAGCCATGCGTATTCTTAAAAGATCGGCCAAGCTCTGCTCACCAATAACTGGGCAGCAGTTTGTTGATTCTTTTAAAGACGGTAGGCGACGTAAAATTTACGCTCAGGCCCTATCAGAACTCCGGAGTGACGGCGTTGTGGAAGCAACAGATGGCCGTATACGCGCATTTATCAAGATGGAAAAGTTTAACATGTTGGACAAGGTTAATCCTGATCCTCGTGTTATACAATATAGGAGCCCAAAATACAATTGTATGTTGGGCAGATATTTGCGCGCTTGTGAACACCAACTCTACAAGTTGAAAGGACCTCTCGGCTATCGGGTCATAGCCAAAGGCTTGAACCAAGTCGAGAGGGCCAAGTTACTCCAGAGGAAACTAAATGCATTTGAACATCCTGTTGTATTTAGTATAGATGGCTCCCGTTGGGACAAACACATTCACCCAGACATTTTAAATTTGGAACACAGTTACTATCTGAAGTGTTTTGGCAATGACCCGTTTCTTAAGTGGTTACTTTGGTATCAACAAAATAATCTTTGTTCTACCAAGAACGGACTTAAGTACAAGGTTGCTGCCAACAGGATGAGTGGCGATTTAAACACCGCCTTAGGTAACTGTTTGTTGATGGTCACCATGGTGTATGCTGCAATGAAATCATTGCACATAAAATGCTGGGATGTATTGGACGATGGAGACGACTGCTTGATCATTGTTGAAAAATCTCAGGAACGTTTATTGTTAGACGGTTTGGCCAATGAGTTCTTGACCTATGGTCAGGAAATCAAGCTTGAGAACCGTGCGGAGGACATCCAGGACGTTAAGTTCTGCCAGTGTCAAGTGGTTAGGGTCGGTGGACAACCTCGCTTTGTTAGAAATTGGAAGAAAGTACTATCTGGAGCGAGTAGCGGGTTCCACAATTGGAACGACCTTAACAAAGTGTATGGCATGTTTACCGCCATAGGACAGTGTGAGTTATCCATAAATGTGGGAGTACCAATTCTAGACGCGTTTGCTAGAGCTTGCATTCGTATTGGTAGGGGGAAGCAGCCACCTGCCGACTTCTACCGATATGAGTATGGACAGCATAATTTTGAGTCGATGACCACATTTAGAAACCCAGTGGTGGGTTTTGATGAAAGAGTGTCCTTTGAGCGGGCTTTTGGCGTCTCACCTGACGACCAAATAGCAATAGAAAATGCACTTGACCGCTGGGACGTCTTGGTTGACGAGTTTGTTGATGTCGATGTGGAGATCGATCATAGGTGGGAGCCAAATATTGACCCCAGGCTCACCAACCTAGTTGAGACAGTGTGTAACCACCAATTGGGCCTTGCGGCCTAGTCACCCGCAAGGAATATGGCTGGCAATTGACTACCAGTCTCCCCATAGCCTGGTCAGCAGTGGATATGCACTTTATCAACACAATCTCGTAGCGTTCCAATAACCGCCCATGCAAACAAAATCCA